CAGCTTATGCATGCTACGAAGATGGCCCAAGGTGAGGAAGCTTACCAAGGCAAATTGTTAGAAGCTCGTCAATCAGACTGGAAGGACGAGGCAGTTTTGATAATTTTAAGTTTGCCCGTGTTGGTGCTGGCCTGGGCAGTCATCAGTGATGACCTATCTGCGATGGACAAAGTAAAATTGTTCTTCGAGATGTTTTCACAGCTCCCGTCATGGTTCACCAATCTGTGGATCCTTGTCGTGGCGTCGATTTATGGTATAAAGGGTACACAAATTTTTAGAAACGGAGGAAAAAAATGAGAAATGATTTTGGAACAAGACCATTCAAATCAAGATTTGGTGGTAGCCAAGCTATGAAAAAAGGTGGATCTGCTAAAAAGAAAAAGCAGGGCTACAAAGATAGAAAAGATGAATCTATCGCTATGAGAATCAAAAAGAAAAGAACTCCTGCACAGTTAAAAGCTAGCAGAGATGAGTCTTACGGTAAGTTTGGTTCTAAAGCTAAAAAATCTGGAAAAATAAATAGATAGGAGAAACTATGCCAGGTATGAAAATGAAAAAAATGATGATGATGAAAAAAGGTGGAAAAGCTAAAAAGAAAAGTAAATTTCCAGATCACTCAGGTGATGGTAAAATCACTAAAAAAGATATTTTAATGGCACGAGGTGTTATTAAAAAACCAATGAAAAAGAAAAAAAGATAATGATTAAAAAACTTTGGAACAAAATTAAAAGCTGGTTTACTCCTAAACAGGAAATAGATGAACACGTAGAATTTTATACAAAAGTTCCTGAGTCAGACGTTGCTGTTTACAAAGATGAAAAAGCAGCTCTTCATTGTTCTTCACATTCAAGATTTAGAAAATCTTGTCCAAATTGTTTGGAGGTTGTAAATGGCTAAATTATGTCCAAGAGGAAAAGCAGCAGCGAAGCGAAAATTCAAAGTGTACCCTTCGGCGTACGCGAACATGTATGCTTCAGCAGTATGTTCAGGTAAAGTTACACCAGGTGGCAAAAAAAATAAAAAAAGAAAAAAAGCTGCTGATGGTGGAATGATTGACATGACCAGAATGCAGATAATGTAATGGCCAAAAAAGGTTTAAGAGAATGGGTGAAAGAAAAATGGGTGGATATTGGAGCTCCGAAGAAGGACGGCAAATATCAGCCGTGCGGGAGATCGAAAGGGTCGAAACGAAAGTATCCAAAATGCGTCCCACTTGCAAAAGCCACACGGATGACAAAAGGGCAAAAGGCCTCTGCTGTCAGACGAAAAAGAGCAGCGGGTAATCCGGGAGGAAAACCAACCAATGTTGCAACTTTTACAAAAAGAAAAAAAGCAATGTATGGTGGTATGATGGACATGACTAGAATGAGAAGTGTATAATGGCTGAAAGAAAAGAAAACCCAATTTCAAGAAACAAAAAGAATTACAGACCTACAAAGTCTGGAGCAGGCATGACTAGAGCCGGTGTCAAAGCCTATAGAAGAGCAAATCCCGGTTCAAAATTAAAAACAGCCGTGACAGGAAAAGTGAAGCCTGGATCAAAAGCTGCTAATCGTAGAAAATCATACTGCGCTAGATCACTAGGACAATTAAAAAGGTCATCAGCAAAAACACGTAACGATCCTAACTCACGTATCCGTCAAGCAAGAAGAAGATGGAAGTGTTAATATGAAAAAACTGAACAAAGTAGCTAAAGCTTTAAGTAAAGCTTCTAAGTTACATAAAAAACAGTCAAAGATTATTAAAAAACATATAAAGGAGATGAAACGTGGAACCAGAACAAGTACTAAATAATCTTAAAAGAGCAATAGCTAGAAGAATAGAAGCTTTGGCAATCTCAGTAACGTCCGGTGGGGTTGACAATATGGAAACATATAAGTATATAATTGGACAGATAAATGCACTGGAATCAGTGCGTCAGGAAATCTCTAACCTGCAACAAGATAAGGAGCAAAATGAAAATACAGGAACAGTCATCAACATCAAACCAAAAAATAATAACTCCTAATAAAGAATTAATCGGAGTTAAAAAATCAAAGAAAAAAGAAGTTACAAACGAAAAAGCAAAACTACCTAAACCAACAGGTTGGCGAATGTTAGTTTTACCTTTTCGAATGAATGAAAAATCTAAAGGGGGTGTGTTGTTTGCACATGAAACAATAGACAAACAACAAGTAGCATCGCAGTGTGGAAATGTTTTAGCAATGGGTCCAGATTGTTATAAAGATAAAGATAGATTTCAAGAGCCGTGGTGCAAGGTCGGAGATTGGGTAATCTTCGCACGTTATGCAGGTTCTAGAATAGAAATTGATGGTGGGGAGGTTCGTCTTCTTAATGATGACGAAGTACTAGCAACTGTGCAAGATCCAACAGATATCTTGCATAAATTTTAACATAGGGAGGAAACTATGCCAGAAGAGGAAAAAAGAAAGGGACCAGGTGATATACCGGTCGATATAGATACATCCGGACCAGAGGTCGATGTAGATATAGAAACAAAAGAAGAAGCAGTTGAGACTGCTCCAGAAACAACGGAACAAGAAACAAAAGAAGTAAAAGAAGAAGCAAGTAAAAAGGAAGAAGATTCAAAACTAGAAGACTACAGTAAAGGTGTTCAAGCACGTATTGCTAAACTTACTCGTAAGATGAGAGAAGCAGAACGTAGAGAAGCTGCTGCTGTAGAATATGCTAATGCGTTAGAACAGAAAAGAAAATTAGATCTAGAAAGATTTAACAAAGTCGATTCTGAATATAACACTAAATTTGCAGAGTCTGTAAAATCTGAAATGGATGCAGTTCAAAAACAATTAGCAACTGCCATTGAAAATCAGGATGCAGCTGGGCAAGTTCAAGCAAACAAAAGAATTGCTGAGTTAGCTTTTGAAGATGCTAAACTTAAGCAAAGAGCATCAAACGTTAAACAGGATGAAGAACCTGTTAAACTTTCTGATGGTGGAAATTTACCAAGACAAACTCCACAACAAATGCCACAAGCAGATCCTATGGCTGAAGAATGGGCAAGTAAAAATTCATGGTTTGGAACAGATAGAGCTATGACTTTTACTGCATTTGAAATTCATAAGGATTTAGTGGAGAAAGAAGGTTATGATCCTAAATCTCAAGAATATTACGCAGAGATAGACAAAAGGATTAAAGTTGACTTTCCACATAAATTTGGTAATACTGAGAGTCAAGCAACGAACAGGGCCGTTCAGTCGGTAGCTTCAGCTAATCGAAGCTCAAAACCTGGTCGCAAACAAGTGAGACTCACTTCCTCACAAGTCGCAATAGCGAAAAAATTAGGAGTGCCACTAGAAGAGTATGCTAAACAACTAAAACTCACGGGAGGAGCATAATATGACAGAACAAAAAACTTCACGTGCGGCTGTAACACGGTCAAAGACTGAAAGACCAAAAGTGTACAAGCCACCTTCATCTCTTGATGCACCGCCAGCGCCAGACGGCTTTAGGCACAGATGGATCAGGGCTGAATCTGTAGGTTTCCAAGATAGTAAAAACATCTATGGAAGACTTAGAGAAGGGTATGAATTAGTGAGAGCTGATGAATACAAAGATTCAGACTACCCAGTTGTTGCCGAAGGTAAATACGCTGGAGTCATAGGAGTCGGAGGCTTGCTCTTGGCAAGGATACCGATAGAACTCGCAGAAGCTCGAATGGCTTATCAGAAATCACAAACTGAAGGACAGGACGAGTCAATTGAAAACGATCTTCTAAAGGACCAAGACAAACGAATGCCTATCAAAATTGATAGGAATTCAAAGCACACTTTCGGTGGTACTAAGAAGTAATTCCCAAAACTATCGATAGTTTTAATATAAACCGTGCTGGAGGCTTTCTTCGGAAGGCAGGCACATAAGGAGTAATAACTATGGCAAATAGAAACACAGCGGGATTTGGTTTGATTGCAGCGGGTACAGTTGGTTCAACACCAGCTACTCAAGGTCAAGGCAAATACTTTATAGATGCCGGATATACTGATGACTTGTTTCAAGGGTGTTCTGTTAGAATGAAAAACGGATACATCGTAGAAGCTTCAAGTACTCGTACATTCGCAACAATAGGTGTTTTGAACGGGATTTTCTATAATGCGGCTACTACTAAAAAGCCGACATTTGCGAATTTCTACGAGCAACCTATTACTCCAGCCAACAGTGAAGATATCACTGCTTTTGTACTTGACAATCCATTTCAACTTTTTGTAGGAGCAACTTCTGCTGCAGTAACTCAGGCTAACGTCGGAAGAACTGTATCTTTTGCAGCTGCTGTACCAACAGGAAGCACAATATCTGGACAATGTTCAAATACTTTAGACATTGGTAACATTCACGATACTAACAATCAGTGGAGATTATTAAGAACTGCTGAGGATCCTGAAAACGAAGATACTGCAAATCCATTTTGCTCATTCGTAGTTTCTCAGAACCTTGGACAATTCTTACTTAACTCACAGACTGCTGGTAACGATTGGACAATATAGGAGCATATTATGGCAATATCACGAGCACAACTAGTTAAAGAACTAGAACCAGGCCTAAATGCACTATTTGGGCTGGAGTACAATCGGTATGACAATGAGTCTGCCGAAATATACGTTACAGAATCAAGTGACAGGGCTTTTGAAGAAGAAGTCATGTTATCAGGATTCGCTAACGCTGATGTAAAAGCAGAAGGTCAAGGCGTATCATACGATGAAGCGCAAGAGACTTACACTGCACGTTACACAATGGAAACAATTGCATTAGCTTTTGCAATTACAGAAGAAGCAATAGAGGACAACCTTTATGACAGACTTTCTTCTAGATACACAAAAGCTTTAGCAAGATCCATGAGCAATGCTAAGCAAGTTAAAGCTGCAGCACCTTTGAACAACGGTTTACCTGGTGTAACAACTGGTAAATTTACTTCAGGGGATGGAGCAAACTTATTCTCTACTTCTCACAGCACAATTGCTGGTAATGTAAAGAACACGCTTACAACTCAAGCTGACTTAAACGAAACTTCATTAGAACAGTCTTTGATTGACATCGCTGCTCTAACTGATGAAAGAGGTTTAAGAATCGCAGCTAAAGGAGTGAAAATGATCGTTCCTTCTGCGAACCAGTTCAACGCTGAGAGAATCTTAAAGTCTCAGGGTAGAACTCAAACAGCTGATAATGATATCAATGCAATCAACTCAATGGGTATGATTCCGCAAGGATACAGAGTAAATCACTTCTTAACTGACGCTGATTCATTCTACATTATCACGGATGTTCCAAACGGTATGAAACACTTTGAAAGAACTCCATTGACAACTTCAATGGAAGGTGATTTCGATACTGGTAACGTTAGATACAAAGCTAGAGAAAGATACGTATTTGGCGTATCTGACTATAGAGGTATCTTCGGCGTTGAAGGAGCGTAATCTAAAAGACTTTATGGGGCCGCCTCAAAACGGCCCCATTTACAATATAAATGGTGAGACACATGAAAAAATTCTTAGTTAAAATATGGGCATACGATCATTACGCAAAATTTAATGTTTTAGCGGAAGATAATGCTATTTCTCTTGAACAATCAATCCTTGACAAATTGGGAGAAAAAAGTATAAACTGGGAATATCTCGGACATACATATGATGACCGAATAAACAGAATAACCTATGAGGAGGTTATAGATGATACAAGACCTTTACAAACAAAAAAGGTCCTGGGAGTTGAAGTGGGAACAGGAGCATCTGTCTAATGGTAGATACACTCTTGAAATGGTTCGGATCGATGACAAAATCAAAGAAGTCATCACTGAAATCAAGCTTGAAGAAGCTAAAATTGCTCACAGACAAAATACTGTCGAAGGTGCGACTCCCCAAGTTTCTGTAGCTACTTAATAAAAAGCTACACCGTTGAATAAATTCAATTCACATTACAGGCTCTCTTGCACTCTACTAAAATGTAGTATATAGTTTTTTTACTATACAATTAATCAGAACATAGACGCGTATAGTCGACGGCCTAGAGACTATGTTCGGAAACTAGGAGGATATAATTATGGCAAACACTACATTTTCAGGACCAATATTAGCTGGTACTATTAAAAATACTACTGGTACTACAGTTGGAACTGACATGAAAAACACTGGACAAGTGATGATGTCTCAAACATTTTCATTTGACTACACAGTAGAAGCTACAGCAACAAGCACGGATGTTATCATCCCTGCTAACTCTCAAATCGTATCTATCGATGTTAACGTAGAAACTGCGTTTAACGATTCAGGTAGTGATTTATTAGAAGTTGGTTCAGTTGCAGATACTGATTTATATGTTAATGATGTTAGTATTGCAGCAGTTGGCCCAGCAGCTTTGGGAACAGCAGGTCTGTGTGCTAACTGGAAAGATATTGGAACTTCTGACATCAGAATTGCATACATTTATAATGGTGCAAATGATGACGCGTCAGCAGGTGCTGCTACAGTAACTATTAATTACTTGCAGAACAATAACCTTTCATAATAATTAATTTAGTGTGGGCTTCGGCCCACACTTAAATTTTAAGGAGAAAATATATGTCATCTATTTCAAAAGTTAGACAAAGTGTTGTGTTAACAGCAAGCGGTCAGCTTCAAAAATTAGTTGGTGGATCTGCTACTAATATTACTAACGCGCAGGTCATGACTATTTTTGGACAAGCTTCTGCAGCAGATGCTGAAATAAAAATTTATAATGAAATTGGTTCTAGTGCTACGGCATCTAAATTAATTTTTCATGGTAAGTTTGGAACAGCAGCTAATCAAACAGAAGAATTTAAAATGCCAGGAATTGGTATTTATGCTGACACTGGTTGTTATGTTGCTCTAACTAACTGTGATTTTTGCTACGTAGTCGGAACATTTTAAGGAGTTTAAATGGCGAATACAACATCCTCGTCTTACTCTTTTGATCAGAATTTTTCTATTGATGAAATAATTGCTGATGCTTATGAAAGAATAGGTTTGGTTGGGACTGCAGGTCACCAAATTAAAACTGCAAGAAGATCACTCAATATTCTTTTTCAAGAATGGGGTAACAGAGGAATACATTTTTGGGAAGTAGGAAATACTAACGTAAATTTAGTTGAAGGATCTACTACAAATATTGATGCTACGGCAGAAGGTTCTGGTGTTTATACTTTTTACAGAAACTCAAGTGATGTTCCTGGAGGAGGTGAACCACCACAAGCTACAACTGTTCCTACTGCAAACGTTTATGGTATCTCAGATATTTTAAATGTTACTTATAGACAAAATTATAATACTACAAATCAATCAGATATTGGTTTAACAAAAGTTGCAAGAGATGCATATTCTGCAACAGCAAACAAAACATCAAAAGGAACTCCATCTCAATTCTGGGTTCAAAGATTTATAGACAAAGTCACAATAACTATTTATCCATTACCAAATGCAACAGCAGCAAATAATTTTTTAAATGTTTATTATGTAAAAAGAATTCAAGATGCGGGTGCTTATACAAACGCAAGTGATTCACCTTTTAGATTTGTGCCATGTATGGTTTCAGGTTTAGCTTATTATTTATCTATGAAATTTGCACCGCAAAGAGTGCAAGAAACAAAATTAATTTATGAAGATGAATTAGCAAGAGCATTAGCGGAGGATGGATCAGCGGCTAGTACGTACATTACACCGAAAACTTATTATCCAAATGTATAATGGCACGATTTTCAAAAGGAAGAAGAGCATTAGCAATATCAGATAGGTCTGGTGCGGCATTTCCATATGATGAAATGGTTAAAGAATGGACTGGTGCTTTAGTTCATATTTCTGAGTTTGAACCCAAACAACCACAATTACAACCTCATCCTGTAGGCGCAGATCCACAAGCTTTAAAAAACGCAAGACCTGCAAGAACTGAATTTCCTGTAGAAAATATATTACCTAACAATCCTTTTACAACAACCGCTGCTTCTGGCACTTTAAGTGTGTCTTATCCATCAAATCAAATAAGTTATGGAACTACTTATGTTAGATTTAGAGATGTAAAAAAACCTGTTGGGGGTGTTGCTATCTCTACTTTGCAATTAGAAACTACTTTAAATGGAAGCATTAGTGATTCTGTAACTACAATTACTTTAACAGACGCAAGTGAATTTCCAACTTCTGGATTTATCATGATAGAAAAAATTGACACAACTCCCAACACAGATAACTATGGAAAATATTTAAATGAAGTAATTCAATACACAGGTAAAGCTGGTAATGATTTAACAGGCTGCACACGTGGAACGGCAGCACCTTTTAAGGGAGAAACTTTACAAAGCACAACAGCTACTACACATAGCAATGGAGCAAAAGTTTTTGGATCTTATTTAGCAACTGCTGTTGGTAATACTGTTAATACAGGTGCTCAACCACCAACAGAAACACAATATAATTCTATAACAGTGCCTTTAGTATCTAATGCTTCAAGTACAGAAACAGGAGGCGGTTTTCAGTGTACAATTGGACCGATAAATGATAAAGGTTAATTATGGCATATAGTTATTCAGATTTAACAACAGATATTAGAAATTACACAGAAGTAGATAGTAATGTGTTTACAGCTGCTGTCATAAATGGTTTTATTCGTAATGCAGAACACAGAATAAATTTAGATTGTCCTATGGATTCTGACAGGATTCAAGCAGAAGCACAATTTGCCACTGATTTTAACTCAATTACAATGCCTACCGGCTTACTATTTGTTAGAGGTATTCAAGTTTACGATTCAACAACATCTACTACAGGAGAGGGAGTATGGTTAGAAAGACGTGACCAAACTTTTATATCTGAGTATGTTGGAGAATTAACAGGAACTGAAGGAGGTTCTTCAGGTCAAGATACAACAGGGCTTCCTAAATATTATTCTATGTTTGGTGGTGCTACCACTGGAACTAGCACGGCTACTTCAGGAGCAATTTATGTGGCTCCTACACCAGATCAAAACTATAAATATATTATTCACTATAATGCTATGCCAACAGGCCTAGAAACCAATACCAGTGGAACTTATGTAAGTAATTATTTTCCTCAAGGACTACTTTATGCTTGTTTAGTAGAAGCATATGGATTCTTAAAAGGTCCGACTGATATGTTGACATTATATGAGGGAAAGTATAAAACTGAACTACAAAAGTTTGCAGCAATGCAACTTGGAAGAAGAAGACGAGACGATTACACGGATGGTACTATACGTATTCCAATCGAGTCAGCGCCTCAGTAATTAGGAGATTTTTATGGCAATAACATCGGCAATATGTAATTCATTTAAAGTAGAAATTCTACAAGGCGGACATAATTTTAACGACGCTAGTGGTGCACCTACAGGGAACGCATTTAAATTAGCTTTATTTACAGAGTCAGCAACTTTAGATAAATCAACAACTCAATACACAGCACCTACAGATCCAGCAGCTGATCCTACAAACACTAATGAAGTTAGCACAACTTCTACTGGATATCCATCTGGTGGAAATGCATTAACTGCTAGTGCAGATCCAGTTTTATCTGGAGACACAGCGTGTGTAAAATTTAATGATACAAGTTTTAGTTCTGCTTCTTTTACAGCAAGAGGATGTTTAATTTACAATACAACAGCTGTTACAGGATTTACAACTAATAGAGCAGTTTGTGCAATTAATTTTGGTGCAAACAAAACTGTTACAAGCGGAACTTTCACAATTCAATTTCCAGCACAGACAGCAGGAAACGCAATCATACAGATAGCATAGGAGGGTCATCGTGCCCAGTGTTACAGAAGGATGGGGCCGACTTACCTGGGGACAGGCAGGTTGGAATGATGCTCAAACTATTGAACAAGGTTGGGGTCGTGAAACTTGGGGTTATCAATCTTGGGGTGACACACCTATTGTTTCACTTACTGGTTTATCTGCAACAACAAGTATTGGAAGTGTAGATGTTGAAGTAAGACCTGGTTGGGGTACACTTACTTGGGGCCAAAATGGTTGGGGATCAATTGAAAGTGCAACAGAATCATTAACTGGATTTAGTTTAACATCTAGTTTAGGTACAGTTGTTGCAGAAGATGTTGTCGGGTTATCTGGTTTTAGTTTAACCAGCACTTTAAATTCTTTATCAGCTGTTAAGGCAGATTTTACAACTACGCTTTCAGGTTTTGGTTTAATATCTTCTCATGGTTTATTATCAGTTGATGATCACTCAGTAGGTTTACCTGGATTATCTGCTACATCAACTATTGGATCTTTATCTCCTGCTGATGTCATGGGAATATCAGGATTATCTGCAAGTACAGATGTAGGATCTATAACGATTACATCAAATCCTGTTCATGAGTTAACAGCACCAACAGCGCTTTCAACAGCTCTAGGAACTGTCACAGCTACTCCTGAAACCATAGCTGCATTAACTGGTCAAAGCAGTACGACAAGTTTAGGAACAACTACTACTGTTCAAGTAAGTAATGCTAATTTAGATGGTTTAGGAGTATCGGCTACAGTAAATCTAAATGATAGTAAACTAATACTAAGATATTATGGAAAACTTAGCCCTAAAAATAGCACAGGATATACTACAAAAACACCTAAAGTATCTGCTGGTGGATACTCAATTAAGACGCCAAAAAACTCAACAGGATACACAATTAAGACACCATAATTATGTTTGACTTAAAACTAAATAAACAATATAAACAAAAAAACTAGGAGATTTAACAAATGGCATCGACTTATACACCTCTTGGCGTAGAACTTATGGTAACCGGCGAAAACGCTGGTACTTGGGGTACAAAGACTAATACAAATTTACAACTTATAGAACAACTTACTGGTGGGTATGCTGCTAAATCTATTGCAGGTAGTGCACAAACTACAGCTTTAACTATTGTTGATGGTAATACAACTGGAACAGGTCAATTTAGAATGATTGAGTTTACAGGTACTATCACAGGTAATCAAATTGTTACAATTCCAAATGATGTAGAAACTTTTTACATGTTAAGAAACTCAACTTCTGGAGCAAATACAGTTGAATTTAAATATGCAACTGGTTCAGGATCATCTGTTACATTTGGAACTACAGATAAAGGTGATAAATTAGTTTTTGCATGTGCAGATGATGGCACAAATCCAAACATAAAAGATTTATCAATCGGTACGACTTCACCAGCTGGAACAACTGGTCAAGTTCAAGTCAACAGTTCAGGCTCTTTTGGAGCAATTTCTGAAGGAACTTCAGGACATATATTAACATCAAACGGAGCAGGAGCCGCTCCTACCTTCCAAGCAAACGCAGGAATTGGGATAGGAAAAGCTATTGCAATGGCAATCGTTTTCGGATAAAAGGAGTAAATTATGGCAAATCCAAATATAGTAAATGTATCGGATATTAGAGGAGAGTCGGTTGGTTGGAATTTAACAGCAACTACGACTACAACTTTAATGACTGTATCAGCAGATAAAGTTATTAAAATAAATAGAATTACAGTTGCAAACGTTGATGGAACGAATGCAGCAGACGTTACACTTTTTATTGATACAAGTGTACAAACATCTTCAGGTGCAACAGTTGCCAGTGGTGCTGCAGATGTTTATTTAGCAAAAACAGTTTCTGTTCCAGCTGACGCACCGCTATTGCTGGCAGATCCACCTATCTATTTAAGAGAAGATGCTATATTAAAAGGCGGAGCAAGCGCCGCTTCAGATTTAGACTTATTCATATCATTTGAAGTATTAGACGACGCGTAGGAGGTACTATAGGCTATGGCAAATGGCGGAATCATAGGACCAGATAACAAAACGTCTTTCGGAAAATGCACTGTTACAACTAAAACATCTTCAGGAAATCTTTGTACACAATCAGGAACTAGAGTAGTTGAAGTAAATGTTGTAGCTGGTGGTGGTGCTGGTGGTTATAATGTTGGCGGTGGAGGTGGTGCTGGTGGTTTTGTAAGAACCGAAGTTAATGTTTCTGGTAGTACACAATATCCAATTACAGTAGGTTCAGGAGGAGCTGGTTCAGGAGATGTTGCACCAAGAAATGGTGGACCAGGAAGTGATTCAAGTTTTGATACTACAACAGCTACAGGAGGTGGTGGAGGAGCTGGTTATAATTGTGGTTCTGATGGTTTACCTGGTGGTTCTGGTGGCGGCGCTAGAGGTTATACAAGTTGTTCACCTAGAGCTGGTGGTAGTGGAACTTCATGTCAAGGAAATGATGGTGGATCTTTATCTGCACCAAAAGGTATTGGTGGAACAGGTGCAGGAGGAGGAGGTGCAGGTGGTGCAGGTAGTAATTCAACATGTGTTGGACCACCAAAATCAGGTTGCGTGGCAGGTGGTGTAGGTTTAGCAGCACCAATTAATTGCACAACTTATGCTGCTGGTGGAAAAGGAATGGGCGATTCTAGTCCAGGTTCTTCTGGTTCAGCAAACACAGGAAATGGTGGTGATGGTGGTGGTAATCCAAATTGTGCAGGAGCAGGTGGTTCAGGTATAGTAGTAGTAAAAGAATTAAATAAAGCTTCAGGTGTTTGGTCAATGTCCGAGCAACTAGAAGCAGTTAACGAAGGCACATGGCCAAGATTTTTTGTTAGTGTAGATTACATGGTCGTTGCTGGTGGTGGTTCTGGAGGATCAGCACAATATAATGGAGCTGGTGGAGGTGGTGCTGGCGGTTATAGAGCATCAGGATATGGACCAAGTCCATTACAAGGTTGTGGATTAGAATTAGGTTTAGGATGTTTTTCAGTAACAGTTGGAGCTGGAGCAGCATCTGTTACAGGTAATGGTACAGATGGTGGTGATGGTAGTAACTCAGTATTTTCAACAATAACATCAACAGGTGGTGGTGGAGGAACAGCAGGAAACCCTGCTCCTGCAGCAAGACCTGGAGGTTCAGGAGGTGGAGCTGGTGGTGGTAATAGAAACACAGCAGGAGGTTGTGGTAATACACCACCTGTAAGTCCTCCTCAAGGTAATCCTGGAGGTACTTCTCCTGCTCCCCCAGCACCAAACGATAATGGAGCTGGCGGTGGTGGTGGAGCAACTGCTGCAGGAAGTAATGGAGCAGCAGGCTCTGGAAATGGTGGAGCAGGTGCACCTAATACAATTACAGGAACAGATACAACATACGCTGGTGGTGGCGGTGGTGGTGGAAATCAAGCTTCCATGCCTGTGGGATCTGGTGGAACTGGTGGTGGAGGAGCAGGTGGACCATCTGGTGGAAATGATGGAACTTCTGGAACAGCCAACACGGGTGGTGGTGGAGGAGGAGCATCAGGTTGTGGTGTTCCTGGAGGAAATAATTGTAGTGGAGCAGGTGGTTCAGGTATCGTTGTTGCGAGATCGTCTGAAACAGGAATTCTTTTGGGTGGAAACCCAGGATGTGCTGCAGAAATAGTTGGAGATAATATTGTTAAATTTACAGCATCAGGAACTTTAACTGTTATTGATAGTGGTTGTGGTGTTAGTGCAGATTATTTAGTTGTTGCTGGTGGTGGAAGTGGTGGTCCAAGTTTACCAGGAGCAGGTAGAGGTGGTGGTGGAGGTGGTGGAGCTGGAGGATATAGATCTTCTGGTTATGGTCCTAGTCCATTACAAGGTTCAAGTTTAAGTTTAGCAAAAGGAAAATATTCAATAACAGTTGGTGCTGGTGGAGCAGCAGATAATTCAGGAAATGATTCAGTATTTCATACAATAACTTCTACAGCTGGTGGTAAAGGTGCAGATGATGGATCTGATAACGCTGCAACAGGAGGTTCAGGAGGTGGAGCAGGTGGAGAAGGCGGTGGAGCGTTAGCTGCTGGTAATACACCACCAACAGATCCTCCACAAGGAAATTCTGGAGGAGATGAAGGAGCTTCATGCGGTAGTGCAGGTGGTGGAGGTGGTGCTACAGCTGTAGGTTCTCAAGGAGGACCAGGTAGTCCTGGTGGACCAGGATCAACAGGTGGAGCTGGAGGAGCAGGTGCACCAAATACAATAACAGGTTCTGATGTATCATACGCTGGTGGTGGCGGTGGTGGTGGTAGATCAAATGGTGGAGCTGGAGGTTCTGGTGGTGCAGGTGGTGGCGGAGCTGGAGGTCCAGGAAGTAACTCAGCAGGATCCGCAGGATGTGCTAACACTGGTGGTGGAGGTGGAGGTGCCACTGGTGGTGGAAGTGCTACAGCTGGAGGCGCAGGTGGTTCTGGAATTGTAATTGTAAGATTCCCAAGTGCTGCAGGAGTTAGTGTATCACCTTGTACAAATACTGTAACTTCTTGTGTAGGACCAGCTAACGACAAAGTGGCTAAGTTTACAGTTTCTGGAACATTGACACTTTCTTAATATCTGTTATATAAGAATCATAAAGTATGAATTTAACAAATTATTTTTGGTACTTCCAATCTGCAATACCTTCACGTATTTGTGATGACATTGTAAAATATGGTCATCAGTTAAGAGATCAAATGGCAGTCACAGGTGGGTATGGTGATAAAAAATTAAATAACAAA